CAAGAATAATCAAAATAAGTTTAATTTTCTTAAGGGTTAAATGCCCTAATTTAAGATTAGTGATTTCATTTGCCGATCCAAATGAGGGTCATCATGGAGGCATTTACCAAGCGGGTGGCTGGATATATTCTGGCAAAAGCAACAAAGGACTTTTATTTTTTGATAAAACAGGAAGGAGGCAGCATCCAAGAAATATGTCAGAAAAAGGGTATGTAATGCAATTTGGGAAAAAAAAGAAATGCATAAAACCATCTGAATGCTTAAAGAAAATAGTAGACGGCAAACACCGTTATCTCATGCCGCTTGACAATGAGATGAGAAAGCAGATTCTCCCCTTGGCGAAAGCCTATCCAAAACGCGCCGGAAGTGACACTTCGGACACGCCAGCTTTCCAAGCTGGAGAGGGCGGTTCACTACCGACCCCGGCGCTCCACTCTCAACATTCGCCCAACCCATGAGCGCGAAGAAAGAACCAGACCGCCAACCCGGAATCTCTGCCGACATAGCCGAGAAGATCCGAAACGCCAACCTTTCCAACCTGATCAAAAAGGTAAAGAGCGGCAAGACACTGACAGCGGCAGAAATAAAGCTGATCGACGAGGCCGAAAGCCAAACGGCAAGAAAAGGATCCGCCACTCCAAAAATCCCGGACACCGCCCAGTCGATGTCGCAGGCAGCATCGATCTGGGGCATTCCCAAAAACATCCTGCGGGTTGCCAAGGCGTCAGGATGCCCGGCGTTTGTCGAGCACAGGATCCACCGGGACGCGCTCCTGAAATGGCTGGATGAAAACCCCGACACGGCGACGAAAGGGGAAACCATTTCCGACGCGTCCGAGCTGAAGCGGCAGAAGCTGCAAGCTGAAGTCGAGTTGCTCCGCGTCAAAATCGACATGCAAAAGCGTGACCTGATTACGATGGCCGAAGCTCGGGCCGAATGGTCACGCGCTCTATCCATCGGCCAGGAGGAGGCGAAGAACCTCATGGAGTCAGACGTCTACCGGGTCTTTTGCGAGCGGTGGAAATCGCGGTGCGGGGAGGTTCTTCCGACATGACCCCACGCCAAATCCTCGCCGACCTCATCGTCATTCCCCACTCCGGCGATCTGGTCGAGTGGGCGGATGGCAAGCTGAAGCTGCCCTACTCGGTCCGCTACCCAGTATTCATGGCCGGGGAATCGCCGTGGCTGCTTGAGCCGATGCGCCGCCAAGTCCCTCGTTGGCGAGGTCCACATTGCTCATTCCATCGTTGAGACTCACGGTTTGTATTATTACGTTTGGCAATCCGACGACGACGCGAAAGACGCAATGGAAGATCGAATCATGCCGATGATTGAGGCGAACGATTTCCTTTCGCAGCGATTACCGTCGGACAAGGACAAGGTCCGGCGGCAGAAAATTGTTTTCCCCGGGCTGTCATTCTACTGTATCTCAGCGAAGCCATCGAAGGCGAACTCAAAGCGCGTCAAGACCCTCGTCATGGAGGAGCCGCACCTTTACGAAGCGGGCATGATGAAGGCTTTTGAAGACCGCGTGACCGGCGTGAAAAATTACAAAATCCTGACGCTCTCCACCGGCTCGATCCTCGAGGATGAATCCGACCTTGCCTATTGCGACGGGTCGTGCGAGGAGTGGCAAGTTCCCTGTCCGCATTGCCACCAGTTCCAGACGATGACCGATGCACGGGACCGCCTGCGCGCGCAAATCGATGGTGAAACCCTGAGCGAAAGCGGAGAATACGATTGGAAGAAACTCGCGGCAACCGTTCGCTACAACTGCGAGCACTGCGGGCTGGACTGGCCGACGGATCGCAAGTTCAGGCACGAGCAGGCCAAGCTGGGCCGCTACATCGCGACAAACCCGAACGCATCGGAAGATCATCGGTCATTCCACCTTGAGGCCGTTTCCATCCACTACGACGGATTTGAGTTGGCGACGACGCTCATCAAAAAGCTGAAAGCCGTTGCCGCTTACAAGCGGGGCGCGATCCAGCCATTCATGAACTACATGCAGAAAACTCGGGCGATGGCGTGGGATGAGTCACCAACATCGAGCGACGACGCCGCCGCCTTTGACCGCATGAAGGGTGAATATTTCAAAAAAGATCCGCACGAATTCGAGATTGCCCGGTTCCTGACGATCGACAACCAAGCGGGCAAAGCCAGCCAGGGGCAAGGCGCGCACCGATGGTTCGTCTGCCGGTCACTCGGGCCGACGGAATGCAGGCTAGTGGACGAAGGCCGGATTACATCGTGGGAGGAACTGGAGGAAAAGCGGATCGAGCTAGGCGTGGAGCCCGGGCGCACGCTGGTGGACATCGCCTTCGACACCGTGGCTGTGCAAGCCGTCTGCGTTCGCTATGGCTGGCAAGGACTATGGGGTGACAGCACCGGAAAGAAATCATTCCCGCATCACGAAACGGTGCTGATTCAAAACCAGCCGCAACGAGTCGTTCGGCACTATCCGTTTTCATCCGTTAACATTGGCCATGTCGGGATCGGAAAGAGCGGCGTCCGTAGGCAAGCGCGCTACTTCTTTTGGTGCCAACATCCGATCAAAAACATGTGGCACCGGCTTAAATCCGGCATGACCCCACTTTACCGATGGACCGTGGCGCAGGACGTTTCCGACGAATACAAAGCGCAAACGAACGTCGAGTTCAAGAAGATGCAGACCGACAGGAACGGCAAGAAGTCTTGGCAATGGTTCACGCAATCGAAGAAGGACAATCACTTAACGGACTGCGACCAAATGTGCCTCGTCGGCGCGCTCATGGATTCGCGACTGCGGGAAATCCTCTGGAGCGATGGAGGCGAAGAGACGCCGGTGACTGAGGTTCAAGAAACGACATGAAGAAGTTGCGGGAGCCGGACTCGAACCGGCGGCCTCCTGATTATGAGTCAGACGTTCTACCAACTGAACTATCCCGCGATTGATTAGAAAATGACCCGTGCATCCATTTTTGCATTTGTAGTGTTCGCATTCGTGACGATCACGAACCGGATGAACTCATGAAGATCGGCGAGCGTGACGAGGGTTAGCGTGTTTGCCGTAAGCGTGGCCGTTCCCTCGGTGGTATCGGTAAAGTTCACCAAATCCGTCGTCGATTGGATTTTGTAGGTGATCGTTTTATCAGAAAAAAGCCGGAGCATGCACTTGTCACCGCCGATGGCAACCGAGGGGCTAGTGCCGGTCATGAGCGCCGGGAGAGTATCGGTCAGGTGATCTTCGGTCGAGAAGGTCAGGGGATTTGCCGCGCTGGTAATGCCTGCCGCAAATGAGAACAGCGCCAGTCCATCGATGCCGCCGAGTGGCACTCGCTTTGAGAAGTTTGATGCCGATTCGGTAAAGCTCCACTCGAGTTGCCGGTCACAAGCAATCCGGTCCGTCGTGGTCACTACCGAAGTGGAAACCGTCGCCAACAGGTAGGGATTCGCGAGCGTTCCAGCAAAATACTCGGTTCCCGGCGTCCCATCGGCATTTATGGCCGCTTTGAGATTCGCCGCGCAATCCGCGACCGACGCGCCGATTTTGACATCGTAGGCCGCCGCCAAGGTGTTTTTGAATCGATACGCCTGAGTGGATCCGGTCAGACCAATGGTCAGCGTGGCACCATCCGCCGGAATCGCGTCAACCCGGATGTCACCGATTGCGGCAGTGCCCGACGCAAACGCGGTTACCGATCCTGCGGGGGCGCTGGCAAGAATCGCCTGCGTTATGGCAGTAAACGAGGCGCTGGTTTGCACCTCGATTTTGCCGGTGAGAGTCTTCGCCGATGATCCTGGAGCGGCGCTGATCGTGCCGAAGACGGTGGCGCTCATCGTGTCTGCCGTCGAGGTCGAGCGCAGGACAATGGGCGTGGCGGCGACAGGCTGAGAGGCGAGCTGATTTGTGGCGACTGTCGTGAAAATGACGTTGGACATGCCCGCAATTACACCCTCCCGAAATTTAGGGCAATCTCAAAAACTTAGCCCAGCCTAAGTTTTTTCTCGACATCCGCCAGAAATCGCGGAATCTGCGGCCAAGAATGTTGCGAAACATACTTTTCAGCCGGGGAATGTTTGACCCGTCCCGTCATTGCGACGGGACGGGATTCATTGTTTTTTCATCGGGAGGGCCAACCTGATGGCCGACATCAACGCTCTGGTCGGGCTGGAATCCGCCGACCTCATCGAAATCAGGGACGCCTGCAAAGCCGCCATCGTGGCCGGTGCCGTCCGCGGCATTTCG